CACACGCGCAAGGATGGTAAAGGCTTCTGACAGTTTGTCTAGTTTATTTTCTATCCGTTGTAGTCTAGCTTCTTGTGAGTCGTCAGCCATCACTAATTATCCTTACCAAGGTAGTCCAGTTGCTGAAGAAGGCGCTTTCTGATCTTCAATGTTAGCCGCCAGTGCCGCTTCAACAAGGTCTTTGTCAACAGACTCATAGACCCATGCTAGTACGTCAGCTTCTGTGAGGCTCTCATAAGGGATGTAAGCAAGGTCTGAAGGGTCTGGGCTAAAGCCACAACTACCATAGCTAGACGCGATGTACTCGCCATCTACAAGCTCACAGCCCCAGTGTGCTACTAGGACTGCTTTGTCAGAGTCGGTTGTGTATTCAAGTAGTTTGATAGTCCACATAGCTATGCTCCAAAAACTGCGTTGCAGATAGCTTGTACGTTAGCGGGTTCGGCTGAGTAGTCATCGCCTTCTGAGATAACTCGTCTTTGATAGCTAGACGCAATCACTTCGCCGTCTTTAAGTACGCGCATAGCCTCACGAATCTGTACGCAAGGTACTTCTGGTAGCGCTTCGATTTTGTCGATCAATGTAGTTTCTGTTAATGCCATTGTGTTTCTCCTAAGTTAAAGTCCGTCTAGTGAATCCACACTAGATAATTAAGCCGCCATATAAGTCAGTGTAAGCATTATTGAGCCGTTTGCTACCCCTGAGTCTAAGTCGCTATTTGTTAATGCAGCATTAGATGACCCGTGTCGCAACTTAACAGTAACGCTGTTTGGACCTGTGGTATGTGCAGAAATTACTGGGTCGCCAGTAAACATATTGACAAAGCTAATTGATGCGGCTTGGTTATGTAATACGTTAAAGGGAAGACCGCTTACCTGAATGTCACCAACAGCAGTAGAGCTAGTAACGTCTATATTTGTTAAATAGATGTTAGCTGTTACCACGTTACCTATTTTTGTAAATGACGCGTTAGAGGCAGTAAACGGAATAGAACCTGAAGTAGAACCAATAAGCGTAGGAGTAAACGTACCTTCCTCATAATCATCCAACAAATTAGCCGCATTAATACCACCAAGGTAGATACCTTCAGAGGCGTGTATGTTTTTAGCATCAATGATTTGACGCATGCCAAGGTTGGCTGAGCTGCGCTGTATTGTGTATTCAGTGCCTCCAGTTAATGTAGCAAGACCAGCATAGTAATCAATGCCTTGGTTAGCTAATGGAACATCAATGCCACCACTACCTGATGTTTGCATAAAGTCAAATGAGAAGTACTTGTTGGCTTGAGTATTCTTAACCTGAATCTCATAGACGCCAGCAGATACTTTGTATACACGAAGCTCAACAGGCGACATGTCAGCACCATAGATTACCGCGTCTGCTGGGTCGTCTTGACTAGTTGCGGTTGTTCTAGTAATCCTAATTAAACCGCGATACTCTTCAACCCTATTAGTATTACCAAAGTTATTCTCTGGGTACTGCATTGTGTAGTGAATGCTAGCGGCTTTATAGTTACCTTCAGCAATATTCACTGTACCAGCAAGAAGCCAAGTATCGTTATAGGTAGAACCAGTATTGGTACATGTAAAGTTCCACTTAATACCGTTCACTGCGCCAGTAGTCAGCGTGCCTGTAATGTGTCGCATTGATCCGTGAACATCAAGTGTTGCTCGTGGATCATTAAAGTTAATACCTACTTGACCAGCGGCATTGATCTTCATGGCAAGCTGATCAACAGTGCCATCCAAGTTACTGTCCGTTGCAATGTAAAAGCCATCGTTGCTGTCGTTAGCTGGAATCTCAATACCAACATGCCCTGAAGCCGATCCAGTACCAGATGTACTAATTAGTCCAGTAATTGTCGATCCACCAACAGTAACCGCAGGTGTTTGTGTTGCCTTTAAAGTCAGGTGATAACCAGGAGTTGACCCTACATAGATACCGCTGTTGTTGTTTACATGAAGCGGTGCAAGTGGGCTTGAAGTGCGCAAACCAACATTGCCTGAGCTGTCTACTCTAAGTGATGCAGAAGGAGCGCCTGATTCAATATATAAAGGATAGCCACCTCCTGTAATATCACGAATAGTAAAGTCTCCGCCTATGCTAAACATTGACCATCGTTGGTTTGCGGCGTCCGTTTCTTGAAACTCTATGGCTGGCGCGGCGGCAGAAACTCTTATAGCCTTACCTGATACGTCAATACCGTAGGTTGCTGAAGGAGTAGAATGACCAATACCCAGCACCTCACCACTCGCGTCCCAGAAGAACTTGGCCGTTGTGCCCGTGTCTTCGTAGAAGCTGATGTCGCCGTTGCCGTCTACGAAAATACGATTTGCTAGAGTTGTATTGTCTACGGCTGTTTGAACAATTAAGCCGCCAGATGTAGTATTTGACGATCTATCAACGCCTCTAATTCTTGCTCTATTGTATGTGCTATAACCATTAAAAGTTACATCTACGTACTGAGGAGAAGCGGTAGAGCCTGCTGTGTTATTGTTTATAGTAAGCTGATCTGTTGTGGCGTTGTTTGTAATCAACCCAGACCCATCAACAGTCAAACCATCAGCAGTCACTGTGCCGTTAACATTAACAGCTGGTGCAGTAACAGTGCCAGTGAACGTAGGAGACGCGATAGGCGCTTTAGTGTTCAATTGAGTTTGAATGTTAGAGGTAACACCGTCTGTGTAGTTCAACTCAGTAACTGTAGCGGTGATGCCATCAAGCGTATTCAACTCAGCAGTAGTGGCAGTGATGCCGTCTAAAGTGTTCAGTTCAGCTGCTGTAGCGGTCAATGCTGTACCGCCAATGGTTAGTGAAGACGGATTAATACCAACTTCGATAACATTACCGCCAGAGTCTTCAGTGTACAGGCGTTTGTTGGTTAGGTCTAACGCTGGCTCAGCTTGTACTAAGTCCCCTGCTAGAGGAGCACCAGACCCATTCTTTAGTTTAATTGTGCTAGCCATGTTTAGACCACCTCAAATTTGTTTGTTCTAAAAGGAAGGAGCTTCTTAACTAAAAGTTCTTAGGCTAAAAAGCTTTAGTTAAAAAGGAAAACGCCCCCGAAGGGGCGAAGACGTTTAGCCGTTGACAGCTAGGACAAAGCCAGTCTCAGGACGCAACACCTCTACACCGAACAAGCGGTCAGCGGTGTACAGCGTAGCAAGGAAGTCCTGCTTGTACTGAGTCTGTGAACGTACGCCGATCTGCTCAGCCATCACCATGGTGTCTTTGTGGCCCAGGATAGCGCCACGGATAGCGTCACCAGCGGTGTTTTCAGCAGCGGTTTCGAGGGTGGGGCAGTTGCTGGTTACGTATACGTCAATGCCGTACAAGTTACCAATCTTACCGTTAACAACACCACGGCCATCTACGAAGTCAGAAGACACATAACGATCAATGCCCATGATTGCGTTGCGCAGCGAAGGAGGAATAACGAAGAAGCGTCCATCCATAGGAGCATCTGCATCATCCATCTTCTGAATCAAAGCACGGAAGCCAGCGTCGGTGAAGACGTCTGAAGTGGTTACAGTGTCAGCAGCGTAAGCAGTTAGACCGCTTGAAGCATCGACGTAGTAGCTGTTGCTGTGTACCCAGTCAACAGTGCCTGAAGCGCCGTCACCAAACTTCTGACCTAGTGAAAACAACTCGTCGTCCACTTGCTTAGCCAACGCATAACCAGCATCAGCAGTGTAGAACTGACGTAGTGACGCAAGCGCTTGTGCTTCAGTGATGTCTTCGATCAAACGTGAGTATTCGAAGTGCTTGTTAATGCTAACAGTAACTTCGCTTTCAGCGCCGTTCTGAACAGTTACAGCTTGGTTTTCTACCTTCGCATTCGCAGTGCCACGAACAGGCTTAGGAATGTGGATGGTGTCGCCCTTCTTACCTTGCATAGACATCTTTTTAACAAGGTTAGCAAGTACAAGGTTCTTCTCATACGCAGCAACAACTTCGTCACTCCAGATCTCTGGAATAAACGTTGCCGCAGAAGTGTTATCTACAAAACCGCCAGTAGCGGGATAAGTTGAAGTAGCCATTTAAAATCTCCTAAAGATTATTAGCGTACCCTGCCTTCCGAGTATGCTTTCATAATTTCATCTGAAAGCGCCTGGTATCGGTCAGGGTCAGTTTTCATAAGTTTAATAATGTCAGAACGACGATAGATCTTCCTAGATGCTTCGCCACTGCCACGAGCGTTACCTGTTGAGGCGCTCTTGACTGCCTGCTTACGTCCTTGCTTTTCAACTTCAGCGGTTTGCTTGACCGTTGCTTGACGCTCCTTCCACAATGAGAATAGTTCGTCAGCGGCTTCGTAATCGTACATTTGATCCGCTTGAGTTAAAAGCTGTGTCCTAATCTTAGAAGCTTTAATCCATTCTAAGAACTTATCATCAGCGACGATCTGTCCCATGTCTGGATGTTTAGCTTGAAGCTGATTGAGTGCTGTTGCTTTTTTGTACTGCTGAGCAATCTCTT